AACACCTTTTGCCCCTTTTGATGCGATTGATTTGGCAAACGCACCCTCAACCATCACATCATTTCCTAAATCTTTATTGCCAAATATTGACCCATAACCTGAGAAATACCCTTTTTCATCTTCCTCATAGGCTTTTATCTCTGCTTTGATATCAATAGAACTTGTTTCAAATTCTTCTGTCACCTGTATCTCCTTCTTATCATTGTAACTGCTAAGACATAAGGCAACCCTCTGGTCACTATCTGGGTACTCAGCCAACATGGTCGTATTGTCCATGCATCTAGCCATGAAATTTGACTCTGTTTCACCGCCACTAGGTTTAGGTATTGGCATTATAACCTCTATATTTTGTACACCATAATATTTTTTTTATCAATACACAACTATTTTCCTTTTACCTGTTGACAGATGTCAACAACATCTATAAAGTGATTCGTATAACGCAAATTAACAAGGAAACAAAAATGAGAAATTTTATATCAAACGCAGAATATCAAGGTTCAAACATAGAAGAACTTATTAACGCAGGTTTTGAAGAAGGTTCAGAATTTTGCACATTTAAGCAAGCTAAGACTTTTTATAACCTTACAGGAAAAGAACTAAAAGGTGCAAAAGGATGTGCAAGGTTAATGAAAATTGTAACTAAAAAGGTTATCAACAAAATAACTAAAAAAGAAGAAACCAAAAAAGTTCCTACTTACTTTACAGTTTTTGAAAGAAGCCACATTGAATCAATATTAACAGCAAATGGGGTGGGGGTTTAACCCCACTCTGAAAGGAGAATGATAATGACTAAACGAAAACGAGGCATAAACGGCAACTATGAATTTACAATAATTCCTACTGTAATTAAATGGCCTGCTAGTTTAAATAAACCTAATTTAAAGCAATTACAGGAGGTCGTTGGAGGGCTTTTTCAAATTATGCCTGAGTGCTATGTAATTAAACCAAACATTCAAGTGATTATAAATGAAGAAGGGTTAATACATGGCTTTGCTCAAAATCTTCAAGCCTTAGAATATTGCTCATATCCCATATTTGGTAATGTTCTTATTCTAACAGGTAAGCAAAGATTAACCTAAAATAGGGGGTACTTATACCCCATAGAAACTATTTAGCCCCCCTGTATGGCGAAATTTGGGGGGCTTTTTTTATGTATCAACGTCATTTGGTACTGTTTCGCCCTCATATCTTTGATTTGTTTCTATTGCTTCAACTAACACTTTAATAAGGTCATTTGGGTCTATGCTATAAATTAAAGGAACTTTTACTTTAAAAATCTGTTCGTATAATGCAATTATTTTTTCCATAGTGTTAGCTTTTAAAAGTTTATCTAACCTTTCTTTTTCAGATAATGCCATATCTAATTCCTCTCAAGTTCGTCTAATCTTTTTTCAAATTCTTTTACAGTATTTGGCACAATGGTTTTTGCTAGTGCATAGGCTTTTGAGTTATGCTTCAAGGAAAACAGGTTAGCGAAAATTTCTTTTTCTATAGCACCAAATCTTTTGTAATATCTCTCGCCATGTCCAAAAGTCTGGAACGGTCTTTGAAACTTTCCTCTTGCTAAAGCATCTATGATGTCACTTACGTTTGCAAAACCATCATCAAGTGGCTCAACAGTTTCATATGTAGAAAGCACATTACCTGTCCTACTGCTTTTAATTTCTTTTTTTTCTAATTTGCCAATTTTAGCAAATAAAACGCTAAACTCTTTTTTATCTATATAATATTTATCCTTAATATTTTTTCCTTTAAAATTTCTTCTATCTTTGTCTATTGCATTGCGAAACTCCTCATTTGTTTCTGACCATGCTAAAGTTCTACCACTTGTCTCATAATCAATATGATGCCCATATTCATGTGATATAACAAACGATTTTGTTTTTCCGTTTTTTTGATTTGGTCTTGCTGACATTTCTTTATCCCATGATTGATAGTATCCATCTTTATTTATTACTATTACAGATGGTTTATTATATTTTGCTACAATCCTTTTCTGTTGGTCAGTAAGTTGTGAATTAAATTCCAAATCATATTCCTCTCTTACCTTTTCTGACCCTGTTTTTATTAACAAACTTATAGAAACATTTGGTGCTTTTGGTGGCTCTACAGGTTTAACAGGTTTTTCTACTATTGTTTCTGGTTGGTCAACTATCACATCATCTGGGTCTAGGTATAGGGTAACACATCTACAGTTTATTGTGTTTACTGCTCCCCCTTTTGGGTCACCTGTATAATCCATTTTATAGCTGATACCCTTTACTGTAACTGTGAAAGGTTCATCTTTACCCACCTCTGTTCCATTTAGGGCAACGTGCCATGACCTAGTTCTTGCATCTGCTACCGATACCCACCTTTTTATCTGGTTTGGTATGCCTAAAGATGCGTTGACCCTATCGTTTGAGTAACTAGCCGCACTATGGGTTTCCGTTCTTGATATTGTTTGGCTTCGTAATTTACTAAATGAACCATCCATCTTGTCAAAGATGTTTTTGCCTATGGCTTGTACCCCTAACCCTTCGACAGCACCTTTTGATATAACCTTATTTATGGCTTTCATTGTTGTGTTGTTTATCTGGGTGATGCGTGTACCACCCACAGTATTCATATATTCTCTAATCAGTATTTCAAACTGTGAGTCCTGCTTGCGATTTCTAAGCACTCTAGTTCCAAAGGCATCTATAACTGCCCTATAATGCGACTCTAATACGTCACGCAGTTTTCTTTCGCTTTGACGGCTTGTTTCAACGAGCCTACCCAATTGCTCGTATTCTTCCCTTGCAAGCCTTCCTGTGGCTTTAAATCCGCTCTGAAGCTGTCTTACTAGCTTCCTTTCAAACCCATTACGCAATCTATTCTGCTCAAGGAGTTCTTTTCTTGCGGCTATTCTTATTCGGTTCTGTTTGTACTGTAGTTGTGCCATGTGATTTGTTTGCTATATAATCCAACCATTCTTTTGACATATCATAACAATAAAACTCCTCACAAAACATACACCTCAACTTGTTATCAACTACTTTCATATTGTGCCTACACACAGGACAGATATTCAATAGTTACTTTTTGCTTTTAAGTGGATGACCTTCTGGTAATAAATCCTTATCAAATTGACCACTTCGGAATCTTCCGTTGCGTACTGCGTATAAAAAAGCATTTATTCTAGCTAATGCCCACTGGTCTGGAGATGTAACGCTAGGTCTAACACTCTGTGGGTTAGTGTTATAAGCCCCTACACCCCTCCGAAAAACTGCTTCTAACATTCCTTGTGTTACTTTTTTTCCTTTTTTATCTCCATGTTTCTCATTGTGTTCTTCCACTTTATTCTTAATAGCCTTTTTAATCTTTTCAGATACTTCTGCCTTGCTATCGTTAAAACTTTTTTCTCTTTCTTTGTCGAGTCTTGCTGTTTTCCGTCTTGACCATGTTTGTCCTGCATCTCCACCCCATAAAGCCCAAGCTATTCTTCCTGCTGATGGATACCCCTTTTCGCCCTGTCTAAACCCTTCGGCTCGTTTATCTACTTCATGTCTGGAGAAAAAACTGTGCATCCTTCTTACTGTTTTTGGAGAAAGTGACTCTTTTGCTACTAATTGGTTTGCTCTTGCTACACCTACGGCTGTTCCACCCCTGTTAAACTCTTTTCGCCAAAGTAACCCCCTTTTGGCTTCTTCTGCCATTCCATCTGTGGGTGTTGTATCAACGTCTGCTTCTGCTTTTGACGTTTCATCTTCTCCAGTTGTTAACCTTTCATAATCTTCATGGCTTTCACAGGGCATATATACAATACCTTGCTCTGTGTTATGACTATGTGTGCCTATACAACCTATTTGGTTTGCTCTCGCTTCTGCTTCTGCTTCTGTCGAGAAAACATCTTTTTCAATTTCTTCTTTAAATTCGTCAAAATCATACGCATCTTTGCCATCATCTTCTGCCTCCTCTCCTTCCGCAGGTGCTATTTCTGTTGAGCCTAATGGGAAAAGGTTAGCCGCTATAAATACATCATCACCACCACTAATAGGCTCTAGTCCTAATCTTTCTCTAGCCTCATTTCTACTAATAATGCCCTCCCTAACGGCTTGTGTTACATTCTCATATATCATTTTTCTACGTTCCGTCATTGCAGGGATTGCTTCAAAATCGTATTTAATATTTATGTCCTCGCCAAATGATGGGCTAATCCATTCGTTCATATCGCTCTCTATACGTTTTGCAAGGGGGATAATTGTTTCTTCATATAGAGCCAATCTTGCTTCCTGCACATTGGAATATGTCTGGGCATCTGGAATGCCTATCAATTGACTAGGAACACCGAAACAGAGAGCAATGTCTTTAGCCGCAACATGCTTACTCTGTAAATAATCCATATCTTTAGGGCTTAACCCCATCTCTCGCCAATCAAAATCACCTTCCAACAACATGGGTCGGCCTGAGTTTTGTGGGCTTGAGTATCGTAATTGTAAATCCTCATTAAGTGATTGCCTTTGACCATCCGTCAATTGCATAGCTACACCTCTATCATCTTTAGGCTTAAATATAATCGCCCCTGATGGCCTAGCCCCATTATTTAACAGGTTAAGATTGTGCTTGTTGACTGCGTTGTGGTTGTCAATATCTACTGCCCCTGCCATAATTGGGCTTAATCCATAGTAATCATCTAACGGATTCCATAGTTTTATATGTTTTAAATCGCTTTGACCTGTAATTGGGTCTGGGTCATAAGTCCTGACAACTGTTCCCTGCACCATATATTCGTAGCTTTTGGGAATTAATGTCTTGCTCGGCTGTATTCTAATTCTATCTGGTCGTAATAAAAACAACTCTCTTGGCTGTCCATTGATATCATTTCGTATAGGATATGCGTTGCCTGAGAGTAAAAGAAAAGAATAAAGGGCTTGAAAGAACTCTACCCCCTCCTGCATTGGGTTAGGTCTGCGTAATAGCCCTAATATTGGGTGGTCATCTAACTCTATATCCCCTTGAAATGCTTTAAATGGTATAGATGCCGCACCATTAGCTATTTCATTGACACATCTATAAACTATTGCGTTTTGTCTATATCCTTCTTCAGCATAACTCTCATAGTTATCTCGTCTGTAATATGATGAGCCTGTGACGTTCATCATTACTTGTGGATACTGTTTTGTTTGTATTGTTCGTGTAAAAAGGTTTGTTATACGTTCTCTAAATGTTGGCATTAACTAATTCTCCAATAAGCTGACCCTCTGGTATCGCTCAATTCTGTCAATGCCCAAACTAAGGCATCCAATCTATCAGGGCTTGTTCTTGCTTCTGGAGTATACGAACACATCTGTTCCTCCAACTGACTAAAAACCCCTATATGACTGACCCTTTCTTGTTCATAAAGAGCCGCAACAGGTTCTGCCCTCATCATCTTGCCCCTACTAGCCCTAACAGGTGTGTAGGGTACTTTGCTATCAACAGTCCTTATTAGTCTTTCAACTAAGTCACCACCATTGTTCACTTCGGCTACAATCCTATCAGCATTCGTATCATAAAACAACCTTATTGCAATCCTTGCCCACTCATCAGGAGAATATTTACCTGATTTATCTTCCAAAACATAGTATTTATTACCACTTCGACCACATACAACTATGCCTGTTTCATCTGAGTTTTCCGTATTTGTCACAGCAGGGTCTATTGCTACCACTATTCTTTCAAGGTCAGGCATTTCTTCACGCTTTATTCTACGCTCCTCTATCATTTTATAAGACCACAATGCCCCTTCAATGTCCGTAAGCACTTCTGCATATAATTCTTGCCTGCCTAATCGTGTGTTTGCGTACCTTTCTTTTAAGGTTTCTAATGCTGATGATGCTAGATTTGCTTCGTTTTCAAACGTATGACCTGTTGTTATATGCACATCTTTACGTTTAAGCAGGTCTGTAATTATCTTTGTTGGTCTGGGTGTAGTTGTTATAACGCATTGTGGGTTTTCTCCTAAACGTAACCCAAACATCAACTGGTCAAAGGTTTCTGGGTATTGCCATGCCGCTAATTCATCACACCACGCTCTGTGAAATTGTGACCCCCTTAATCTGTTGGGTTCTGTAGCTGAGAAGCCTACTATTTTTGAGCCATTAAATAGAATTATCTCCGACCTGCTTACTGAGTACCCCACCTCTGACGTTCCCTCTGCAAAACATTCTTCAGGTATTATACTCATCAAACCACTTACACCACCAAAGCAAACCCTTCTCAAATCACCAAATGTAGGTGCTACAACGGCTATTAAACTATTGGGGTGTTCAAATCCGTATTTAATAACATCTTCTGCCCCTGTGCGTGTTTTACCCCAACCTCGCCCTGCAAGTATAAGCCATATATTAAAGTCCTCCTGTGGAGTGAATTGTTTTCCTCGACCTTGAGCCGCCCATTTAATGCAGGTTTGAAGTGCTTTCTGCTTTGGTTCGCTCTCCTTTAATTTTGTCGAGAAATTCAAGAGCGTCTCTGAATACTTCGTCTGTGTCTGTAACTGTTTCAATATGTAGGTTCTCTGTTGATTCACCAAGTGCTAGTTTAGTCATCTTTTGGATTTTTAAAGATGCAGATGCTAAGTTGTCAATCTGATGTGCTGACATCTCTTCTTTTGTTTTGACGTTAATCATGACCTTATTTAATAGTGCCTTTGCAACATTTAATATTCTATCGTCTATCTCTACCCCTTGTTTAGATAGTTTTTCCTTCTTTTTTCTACTTATTTCCTGCTGAAATTCATATGCATACTTCTGTTGTTCTTCTTTCCAATTACCCTTGTTAGCTATTTTATAAAGGGTGTGTCGGCTAATCTCAAACTTTTCTGACGTTTCTTCCATTGATGGGAGCGTCAAAACACCTTCCTCGTTTACAAAACCATGAATATAATAATCAGCCATAGCCCTTCTTTCAGCTTCGGTTGTCATTCTATATTTTTGACCTTTTTTCGCCATCTATTTCACTTTGTTGTTTTTTCACTCATAACAGAATTTTTTAATTCTTCAAAGGTTTTTCCATTTGACTCTAGTATTGCTTTCTCCTGTGTGTAGTTTTGCCATCTCTCTATTATGACATCACAATATTTTGGGTCTAACTCAATTCCAAAACACTTTCTATTATTTTTTTGTGATGCAATTAGTGTACTTCCTGACCCTAAAAACAGGTCAAGAACAGTATGCTCTGGTAAACTAGAGTTCTTTATTGCTTTCTCAATAAGCTCTACAGGTTTTTGCGTTGGATGCACATATTTTTGTCTTGCTTCTCTTTTCAGTGACCAAAGGTCTGTATTTGTTCTGTCACCATAAAAGTTATGTGTTTTACTATTTTCAAAACCATAAAGTATAAATTCAAACTGATACCTGTAATCTTGCCATCCCATACCTGCACTTTCTTTGTTCCACACAATACAGTTCGACACGTTTACATCATTTTCTTTTGCAATAAAATAAAATCTTGGATAAGAATCTTTCCAATTACAACAGACATACATAGAACTTCCTTTATAAATATTTTGTTTAATTGCACAAAACACCTTTTCAATAAAGTTTTGAAACTCATCATCTGACATATTATCATTTTTTATGCCCTTTTTTAAAAGTTCATCTGCTCCTCTAGACTTGTAATCAGCATTGTATGGGGGGTCTGTAAATACTAAATCTGCTTTCTTGCCTTGCATTAATATTGAAAGCACCTTCTCACTTGTACTGTCACCACACAGTATTTTGTGATTACCTAATACCCACAAGTCCCCCTCCTTAGTTACAGGATTATCTGGTACATCAGGAACTTCATCTTCATCAGTATGCCCCTCTTTATCTGGGAGAAATTTAAGTGGGTCATCAAATCCCAACAGGTCTAAATTAAAATCTAAGTCATTAAGTTCTTCTATCTCAAGTGCTAACAGTTCTTCGTTCCAACCTGCGTTTAATGCTAATTGGTTGTCAGCTATTATGTATGCTTTCTTTTGTGCTTCTGTTAGATAATCTAATGTAATACATGGAACTTCACTTAGCCCCATACGTTGAGCCGCCATAACTCTACCATGACCTGCTATGATTACTTTTTCTGAATCAATCAATACAGGATTTGTAAATCCAAATTCCTTAATAGAACCACATATCTGTGCCACCTGTTCGTCACTATGCGTTCTTGCATTTCGAACATAGGGAATTAAAACATCTGTCTTAACTTTTTCAATTTCCATTTCATGCCTTTAAAATAGGGGGAAGGTCACTATCGAGCAGATATAAAACAGGCGACTGTTTTGACCTTCTCCCCTACAACACAAATTAACTTGTCAATGTCCTTTGACAGGGAGAATAAACAAGTGTGTGCATTTTAGTATTTTTTTGTACAATGGTCAACTACTCATATAAATGAGTGCTGAGATTATAATCAAAGTACACTTCTCCTATTGAACCATATAACCCCTGCTCCCTCACCTTTCTCGTAATTACTCTAGTCTGGTGTGTTTCAAAATCCCTGTGAACTACTAACCCAACGTCACACATATTATTCCAGTGTGCCGCACCACTTATATCGTAAAGTGTGGGCGGTGGTATTATTCCATCTTGATTTCTTTGCATCTTAGCAGGGTGGGCAACCATCCACATTGCCAGTTCATGTGACCTAGTAAATTTCTTACACTTACTAATTAAATCCCTAATATGCTCATCTTCTCGCTTATTGTTTTCTCTACTTGAGGATATTTCATTGTATGGGTCTATCACTACCCCTTGAACCCCATGCCTCAAACAAGCGGCTTTTACTTTATGTAATATCCAATCAATATCAGGTACTGTATCGTCACTTTCAATGAAGAAAAAATGGTCGTTTAAAAACTTTAGTGTTTGGGTCAATGTATCTTCCGACATTCTTTCAGTAACACCTCTGTCGAATGGCTGACCTACAACCTTCTCTGCAAGTCTCCTAATGTGCATTGCTGTTGAATGTTCTGGAGAAAATATTGCAAATTTCCAATTATGTTTTTTCGCCATATTCACAATAACATGGTCTAAAAAGTTTGACTTACCATGGTTTGGTACTCCTGTTACAACTGTAAAAGTTGAAGGCATCACAGTATATAATGAGTCGAGTTTTAAAAACCCTGTGGAAAATGTCTTTTTGGTTTCCTCTCTATATATCTGTAAAACTTCTTTCTGATAATCCGTAACCGAATATAACCCATCAATGGGATGTGGGTCTGCTAACTCTACCCACAACTCTAATGCCTTAACACCTATCCCAACTAGCAATTCATTTGCGTCTTTGTAACCATGCTGATGTGCAACCAACCAAGTCCTATCTTTTCCAAACCTATGTATTAATTCTAGTTTTAAGCCCTCTCCTGCTTCGTCATTATCAACTGCCAAAATAACTTTCTCAGCATCATTGAGCCAACTGCATGAACGCAAGGCTTGAAACCTTTTATCGTTATCGTCATATTTCGGAGTTTTAGTTGCACCATCTGGTAAAGATACTACATTAGAAAACCCTGCTTCATAAAAACTCAAAACATCCATCTCACCTTCAACAAAAATAATTGTCTTGGATTCCTTAAATGCTTCATACGCCCTATCCATGTTATAAAGAGTTCTTTCGGAATCTTTTTCTTGTCTGAACTTTTTATCTCTGGTGCGATATTTGACGTTTACCAACTCGCCCTCTTTGTAATATGGGAAAGCAATACAACCCTCTTTACCTTGTCCAAAACTATATTCCGATTTAAATATACCAAAATCATCTACAGTCTTTTTACTTATCCCTCTTTGCTGAAAATATTCATAGATATTATCATCTGGATTTTTTCTAATAGGATTTTGTGGTCTGATAATCGTTCTTACAGGCTTATCTTCCCCATAACCCCCTTTGAACCCACAATGATGACAATTCCATAAACCACTATCTATTCCTACTTTTACAGATAAACATGGGTCTGTTTTATTTGTTCTGGTGTTACTACACTGTGGGCAAGTTGTTTTATGGTCGCCAACTCTATAACTTCTAAGTTTTATTCCTGCTTCTCTTAATTTATCCATTTTTATCCTGCCAATCGATTTAAATTTGTGTTGTTTTCTTCTTTAGTTACTGTTTCCCATCTCTCCTGTCTAAGCCAAGTAACAGGGTGTGGTATAAATTTTACATCTGTGTGATTATTTAGTCTAATATTATGTGAGAAAATATCTGTCGCCTTATAAATCTTCCCATAATCTTCTTTTTGTAATACCTTTTGAAATACTTTAAATGCCTCTTTCTTAGAACCTGCTTTTCTGGGGTACAACTCCCACCATTGCCTAAATTGAGATGTATAGGGGGTGTCTTTTTTGTCACCCCTTATCTTTATATTAATAGAAGTATCCTCTTTAGTATTGGGTGTTGTTTCTGTCACCCCCCCCATGTCGTTTCTGTCACCCCCTACAGTATAGAGATTAGACGTTTGACCCTTATCATTAAATCTGGGCATCTTTTGAATAAACCCACTTTCTTCTAGTTCTTTTAATGCCCTAATAACTGTTCTACTCTGACAAGTTGATAGTCTGGATATTGTAGAAATAGAGGGATATGATTGATTGTTTTCGTTAGAGTAGTTTGCCAAAACAAGCAACACTGCTTTCTGTGTAGCGTTTTTTGTCTGACATTTAAAAGCGTAATTAATAGCTTCGATGCTCATTGTATTCTCCTAATTTTAATTTGTGTGAATCGACTTTAATACTATACGATTAAAAAAGTCAAATTTATTTTCTTGATGCCCAAGAAGTAAAACCCATATAAGCACCCACCACCGAACAGAGACTAATATAAAACAGGTCAGATATTTTTGTTATCTGTGCAATTCTTTCGTCTGGAATAAAAGGCATAAACAAAAGCAAAGTATATATTCCTATAGCGATAAGACTATATCTTGCTAACCTTAATTGTGCTAAATGCTTCCTGCTTTTATCCTCAAACTCTCTGATTTCTTTAGCCTTGTCAATTTCTGCATCAGTTACGATTCCGTCATTGTCAAAATCATAAGGATTTAATTTACTATCTGACTCCAGTTGTTTCATTTAAATGCATCCTTCATTGCTTGTAACATATCTTTAATACTGGGTGGTTTTTCTTTGGGGTCATACTCACATACCACCTGCTTTGGACATAGTTTATAACTGTCCACAAGTTCAAGAAACCCACTACCATTTGCTCCCTCATAAAGACACCACCAAGCATGGGCATCCTGACCATTTGCGTTCTGATGTGCTTTTTCTACTTTTTTTAATCGACATATTGTTAAATCACCATTTTCTAAACTGGGTCTGTAGTAATGTTCATGAGCGGTCAACAAGCCAGAGAATGTAAGCAAGCCCAACAAGCACAGCAATACCAATACCGAAGGTAATAGTAAGGACAGTCCACATAATAATTTTTTCTTTACGTTCTTGTGCTTCATATACCTCTTTCTGTCTACGCTTACGAATTTGACCCTCCATCTGGATTAGTTCGTCCCACGCTTTTGTTCCATGAGTGAACATTATGAAAGTTTTAAGTTCATCTCGTTGCTGTGCCAATTTTTTTTTAGCGGCAAAGGCTTCTATAGCTTCCTGCTCTATACTTTGTCCATTGAACACTTTAGAAAATAAACTAGGGTTCTTTGCTCTTTTTTCAATGTTTGATACGTCTGAAACTGCTCCCATCCACCTTGACAAATCGGAGGTCATACTTTCCAGTTCTCTACCTGCTAAAAATGCTTTCTTTATTCCCCCAAAAGCCGCAGTAGCCGTTGAGATAGCCGCAGAAATTGTAAGTGGGTCTATGATTATATTCCTAAACCCAAATGGGCTATGTTAGTCTTATGACTAGATTTCAGTTATTATAACAGGTGGCTCTTGTGCTTCAAGTATCTTCTTTTTTAGTCTGTATGTGGAAGTTTTTGTTGCTTCGGATTTAACATCCTCAACTATCCAATCATTTTCTAAAGGTGACCAATATTTGAAATCGCCAATGTACGTTGCAACCTGTTTCCCATTTACCATTAAGGGAAATCTGGGTTGTGTTTCCAAGTGCATAATATGGTGTGCTATTTCAAGCAATTTTAAATCAGAGTATCGTGCCGCCTCTTTTTTAGAATCAAAAGTAATTCCATCAACAACTGTTTTAATATTTTTATACTTGTTCACTTTTAAACATACTTTCATATTTTTCTGTTAAAATAGCTAGAGCATCCTGCAACGAATCCATTTTTAAAACTATGTCCATATTTTCAAATTCCTCGTGAAATTTAATTTCAGCTTCTTCAGTTTCAGTTTTATATTTACAGGTAAATAACATTTTTTTTATCTTTCCTATTGATTTATGGTTTATTATAGTTTATCTGTGTTTTACACAAATTATTATAGGAGAATATAATGAGAAATAAAAGCGTTTTTGAAAAATATAATATAGAGCATTTAAGTGCTTCTAGTATTAATCAATTTGTACATGACCCTAGTTATTGGGTTTTCAAGGTAATGGGTCGGAATGGTCTTGTTGAGTTTGACAACTCAGTTGGAATTTCTGCTCACATGGGAACGGCTGTCCACAGAGCATTACAAAACAATCTTGATGGGCATATGCACGACAACCCTGCACCATACGAGTTAAGAGATTTACTAAAATATGAATGGGTTGACGATAAATTTAAAGCAAACGATTGTGGCTTTGACGAAAAGCAAATTGCATTAGCAGAACGCAATTCTGGAAGGATGTGGTACAATGCTTTTACTTATTATGAAAGCACATATCTTACAGAGCCTTTAGCTATTGAACGTAAAATCGAGGCATTTCTTGGAGATGTTCCAATTCCTTTTGTTGGCTATCTAGATTTTGAATATAAAAATCATGTTAGAGATTTAAAAACAGGTGGCAGACGAGTTAACAAACCAAGTAATGACCATCAACGACAAGCGGCTATATATCGTGAAGTAACAAACAAAACTGTTTTTTTTGATTACGTTACGCCAACAGAGTCTAGCCCACATCAAGCGATTAAGATGGATGTTTGTGAGCCATATCACAATGTGCCTTATATTGACCATGTGCTTCAAATAGCAAAGCAAATGGAAACCTATTTAAGTTTCTCAAATGATATTTTTGAAGTTTTTGCCCAGAAACTACCATACTTCGACCATATGTATCTTTGGTCGGAAAAAAACAAAAAAGCCGCTTCACAGTTATTGGGTGGCACAACACAAGTCAAAGGAGAATAAAATGACTGAACCAAAAGAACCCAAAGCAAAAAAGCTAGAGTGGGATTTTAATACACTCTATAATATTGCTATTGATGACGCTGACGTTGATAAGCGTGAACAAACTGGGAAAAAGGGAACTTACTATTTATATTATTTAAAATGGTCTGTCGCTTGGCGGCAACTCTTACAAGTTTATCCTCATGCCACTTATCGGTTTGAAAGATTTATTGTAAATGATACTCCACAAGATTGTCAGTATCATATTGATAATACGGCTACAGTTCATTGTACTGTGAGCATAGGCGATAAACATCAAGAGATGTGGTTGCCTGTTATGAATTATCAAAACAACGCAATCAAAAATCCAGATGCCAGAGATATCTCTGACACCAAGATGAGGTGTTTGGTCAAGTGTATTGCCATGCTCGGACTTGGAATGAGTATTTATGAGGGCAAATGGAAACCAAAAAAAGAAGAGGTTGTAAGTTCTGGTAAAGTTTACAAACAGGAGTTTACAGGTTCTGATGTAAAAAAGGGTGACCACATTAAACCACAATGGAGGGATACACCACCCTCTCAACCAAAGGGGTTCTAATATGAGAGGTCAATCAAGAGTATTGGATTATTTAAAAAACAATCCTAGAGGACTAACACAGAATGAAGCAAAGGACTTGTTCGGTATTAGTAAATTAAGCACACCAATTCACAGATTAAGAGAAAACCATATCATAGATGGTGAATATCAGAAATCAAAAAACAAGTTTGGTGAACCAGTAAAATTTAAACGATATTTTTATAGAGGAGAAATAAATGGAGAATGATAAAGATTTTGCCAATATGCTTTTTGTAAAAGCCCCAGATGGCATAGTAGAATTAGATGAAGCCGCTGTTTTATCTGTAAGGCAACAGGTCGAGGACATGGTTACAAAACCCAGATTACGAATGCGTCTTTTCCACAACACAACTCAAAAAGGTTCGCCATATTTTGGTGTAAAGTTTTATCCGTATGAAAAAGAAACGATACCAAAATAAAAAGCATCTGATGTGGGTTTCAGAACAACCCTGTTGTTTGTCGGCACACTTTCCTGCGTTATGTGAAGGTTACATACAGGCACACCATCTCCTTAAACCCTTTGAGGGGTTTAGGGGGGTGGGCTTACGAGCCAACGACAAAAACGTAATTCCTTTGTGTTATAAACATCACTATTTATTACACAAACGAGGTAATGAATTTGCGTATTTTAAAGAAGCGACAGGAGATGAATTGTTCGGTCAACAGATAGCAAAATACCTATGGGAGAACTCGCCACATGATAAATGAAACTGACGTAGAAAAAGCTGTTGATTACCTGCGTGACTCTTCTAATGAAGCGGCTGTTGCTACAGCTAATAGAAAATATTTAGATGAGTTTAGAAAGTCTTTAAAGGCTCTAATAATGAAGGAGCATTTGGATAAACCTGTGACTGCTCAAGAGCGTGAAGCCTACGCAGATGAACGCTATCAAAAGCATTTGGGTGCGTTAAGAAATGCTATCCATTTAGATGAACAACACAAGTTCAAACGACAAGCGGCAGAAGCCAAAATTATGGCATGGCAAACGCAAAGTGCAAATATGAGAGCGACAAAGATATGAAAAAACTATTATCAGCATTAGAAGCAGGACAATATTTAGGAGTCGGCAGGTCTACTTTTTTAAAACTTGCTAAAGAAAAACAATTAATTTCTTTGAGAATTGGAAAAAAGCGAGTACTCTGGGATGTATCTGATTTGGATACTTTCATAGAAACTGAAAAAACAAGTCAGAATAACCTCCCTGTTAAAAACTCAGCCTCTTAATTGAGGCTTTTTTTATGTTTATTTAATTAATGTGTTGACACCTGTAAACAAATACCATAATATGATTCGTATAGACACAAATTAAGGGAAATAAAATGTTTTTAGGATTGACTACAATAGAATATAACACTGCAAACATTATCGCAGATTTTGGTGATGATTGCTACGGAGTGTATCATCATGCGACTGGCTATGTAGGTATCTACGCAAAAGACGGAGATGATTTATTGCAAATTTCTGATAAGTTAATCAAAAACCCAAACCAAACACCTGAAACAATTGCACAGGATATGTGGGGTAACTAATTCCCATAACACAAATTAAGGAGAATAAAATGACTGCACAAAATACTTACATGGGTAATACCGAAATTTGGATAGGAGATAGAGATAGCTTTTATTATAAGAAAAAAGCTACGATTGTTTCCAAAAGCGATTTTGAGGGTATTTGGAATGTTCGCATAGGCAATGTTCATTTTCCCATAAAAGAAAAACACATGACTATTGGTTTGCCTCCAAAGTTGCAAGGGGTATTCAGATGACAGATACTTCCAGAAAATTGGCGATAGGTCGGATAAAATCTGACCTTCGCTACATCAACGCAGTAGACCTAGCTGACATTATTGCAGACAGGTCTAACCCAGAAACCTATGATTTAGACTTTGCTAAAGAGGTTCATAGGTTATTAGAAAATCATCTTAATGGACTTTTGAAGAATTGGAGAAACACAAATGACACCGAATGAATTTAAAGAATGGCGAAACAATTTGGGGTTAACACAATCTCAAGTCGCTCAACTTCTAGGCCTAAAAAATAGAAGTTCAATCTGTTTGTTAGAAAATGGTAAACGTCCAATCACTAAAATGATAGAATTAGCAACACAACAAATCACTTATAGAATACAAATTGTCAGAGCTAAAAAGGACAATGGTATATTCTCAAATCTACTGTACGAGATGAGCCAATGAGGTACTTAGTTATAGCTTTTTTATGTTTATCTGCTTGTAGCAACCCTACAGTAGATTTGAGAGCATCAGGAGCAAATGCCCAATACTATGAGAGGGATTTGTTTGAGTGCAAACGAATAGTCAACAATATACCAATGTCTTTTTTATATAACCACAAACTACTAGTGGAAGATTGTTTAGAGGGCAGAGGGCATTCAATAATAGGAGCAGGACTATGATTAAAAATACTTTAACAATGATAGTTGTAGGGTGTGTTATGGCATACCTTATAATGTTTTTAGGTATCAATTTGATACTTAATTGTCAGACTTGGGATAGTTCCATGTGGAATGATACAAGCAGTTGTATTATGCCGCTTCAACTATTTGGATTATGAAAGTTGTATATGTCCTTTATGTGATACTCGTACATGATTATCTCACAGAGGACATAACACTTCACAGGATTGATTTCCCAGACAAAGAGGGTTGTATGTTTGTCGCTAACTTAGTTGACCAGACAAAAGACCCTATTGTTAAAAAACCCAACTGCACAAAAATAGAAATATATGAGGAAGAAAAATGAAGTTAAAACACCCTAATGCAGAACATTATGTAAATATGTTAAATGACGAATATGAGAGGATGAAAAATAAATGGAATCCAAGACCATTATCATTGGAAGAACAATTCGAGGCTTTAAAAGAAAAATGGAATAAAGAACAGCATCAACGTCAACGATTGGAATCTATTGCAGAGCAATTTAAACTAAAACCAATCCCTAAAATAAAAAACAAAAAAACCAAACAAATAAGTAGTAGGAAAAAAGGGAAATCTAAATATGGTTAATATTGTTGTTGACACTTGTAAACAGATAGCTTAAAGTGATTCGTATACACAAATTAGGAGAATAAAATGAAATTAATTATTGAAATGCAGGATGAAGAAAATTATGCGGCACATGAAGGCTTCACAGGGGAATACAGATGGAAATATAAAATCGGTACAACCTACGTTGTCAACAATATTGAATTTAACAACATTGACACTATTATTAAGGAAGTTACTCCTTTCATTAATTGTGATAATGACCATTATAAATCATATATTGCAAATTGGTATATCCTCGCTGATAATGAAGATACTGAATTTGTTAAATCTCAAAAAGAGCAAGACCCAAATGGATGGGATACTCTTTATGTACCGACAGAGTTAAAGAAAAACTCTAAGGGTGTATGGTTTCAAAAGCGAGGTTATATAGCAGGAAACAGGGTTAAAGATGACCCTAAATTTTCTCACCTAGCAGGACAGTTTATAGGATGGGTTGATAACCTAATAACCCAAACCTGTATCCTTCAAATAGAAGGCGATGCTAGAACACCGATAACAAATGACTTATTTCCTAACACTTAACAAAAGGGGGGTAACTCCCCCTCCTACGGAGGTAAACATGAAAGATAAATTTAAAATTGGAGATGAAGTTTTTGGATTTGACCCTGTATTTAATGTTGTTCATAAGGTGCATGGGTTAGTAGAAAAGATTCACTATTTACCTTATGACAGTGTCGATTCACCCAAAATAGCTTATTCTGTGCGTTTTGATAACATGGGTGTTTTTTTACTGAACGCCTCACAACTATCTAGGCAGGTTGATTTTTAATTGACTCTCTAGCTACCATTAAACCAGACAGGGTGCATAGTCTATCTATCTCCCTGTTACCACCTTCTGTAAGCGAAATTTTGCCCTCTGAGTAGCTAATAAACCCACCCTCCTCTAAATCCTTCATAATGTTTGGATACGGCTCTCTGTCGCATAATACGGCTATTAAACCACCTAACCTAATATTCTGTTTGTTAGATAAAACAGGTTTCTTTTTTTTTAATTTACTTTGTGAGTTGTTTTTGCTTTTCATAGGTTCTCAAACCTCCGATGCCTAATAAGCCGCCCAAAACAGTTAAAAGTGTATTCATCTGAAATTCTGGTAAATCTGGTGGCTCTATCCCTATGTAGCTAAATATGAATATCAACAACGGCTGAATTACAAAATGATAAGCAAATGCCACAGCACATACCCATCCCACAAACGGCCTCCAACCACCTTTAAAAAATGAACCTGATGCCGCCTCTGCTTTGTTGACCTCTATTTGTGCCAGACTAAGTTGTTGTGCGTGTTTCTCGCCCATAGTGGCTATCTCATGGGCTAATTTAGCTTTCTGGTCTTTATCCTCTATAAATTTATCTAACAGCCCTGTAACTGGCTCTATTAGGCTTGTAATCATTATTGCACCATACTAAGTGATTTTTGTCTGGTTTCTTCAGTTCGCCTATCCCAACCTCTGCCATAATGCTTGTACGCTGATAAACTTGCGTAATATTCTAATCTTATTTTTGCAAATTCATTTATACAATACTCCGAACCTAAACCCTGCAACAATGCAAGCGTTTTTTTGCCTATTGCTCCGTCTTGTTCTGCCCCACATATTTTTTGCACAAATTTTGCTGACCTACCTGTTCCTGCATTAACTGCCATATCAAATACCGAAAGGTCAAAACCACCCACAAGGTCATCACATTTACATCTATCCCAATAATTTTTCTTATATAATGGCTCTACATCTTCAATAGTTAATTCCTTCATTACATCAATAGGTGCAGGTTTTTTTGTCCATTCTGCCCACACTTTTGCAGTTACCCCCAGATTTGTTGACCCTTGATTTCCATGCCCATCTCCATCATTACCTGAGTCCCTCTTATCTGCTGTGAAGCCCCCCTCATGGTGTATCATCATTTCAAAGGCTGTTTTCCAATTCTCTTTCATTTATCTGCCTTTCCGTCCAGTTTTTGAAATATCAAACTCAACATACTTTTAATTTCTGAAATATCGTCTTTATAGTCATCTCGCCTGATATAATTATTTACTATATCCCTGTTTGTTTCTTTTACCTCTTTTGCAACTCTAGCCTGATTATCCCATAGCACCCTGACAAACCAACCAATCAAAGCGGCAACCAAACCCCCAAGAATATTTATCATAGCTTGTTCTTCCACTACAAAGCCTCAGTGCAACTAAATGATATTCCATAAACAGACACTTCGTTTGTTTGCCAACCTAACTCATCTGTATCCATTCTAAATACCCCTTTAGGGCTGTTGTATGTTATTTGCTGACCAGTACCTACTGAAACTTTAACGGCAGGTTCTATTTTTGCTGTGACTGCTGTTCCTGATGCGTCACAATCTTCTATCACCTGATGTAATTTGTAATCTGCGGCTGATGTTCCTAACTGTATATAATCCCCTGCTTTAAAAATATTTGACACACCAGACAAAGATGCCCCAACTGTTAACGACAAAGAATAATCCCCAACTGATGCCCCTGACGCTAATGTAATCGTTCCTGTAGCCGCACCCAATGGAATAATTCTATCTGGGTCACCTAATGTAAAAGTTCCTTTTCTGCCATGTAGTGTTGCAAAAAACGCAGTCCATGCCCCTGCTTGCTCCCTTCGCATTGGTGGCAATGAAAGAGTAGCACCCCACAAAGCATAATCATATTCGTAAACTTGTTGAACTCCAGAATAAGGACTTTCTGATACTGCAACTTGTCTTACTAACTGCCACCTTGCCGTTTTAAAATTAGGCGTTGTTGGGTGATTAATTGGATATGTTGGAGCGGCCATCTTTACCCTCCAAATGTGGCGGCAAATGAACCACCCCTACGTCTTGCATCTAATACTGCTGACATTGCTTGTTCCTTGAACATTGGCATCATTGTTAATATTTCTGCTCTTACTGTTTGTGCTACCCCTGCATCAACATTTATTGATTGATTTACTACTACAGGACTGCCACCTAACATATTCTTTGTGTCCATGTTGTTTTTTATAACTCCTGCTGAGTGTGGTACAAATAACTCTGGGCCTCTTTCCCCTACTATAGTGGGTTGTGATACTGCACCACCACCTGCAAAACCTTTAAACCCTACAGAACCAAATTTATCCACACCTACAGGCACACCCATGCCCCTAAGAAATGGCACAATCATTTGAGTCTGAATATAACTAGCAATAATTTTTTTCATGGTATCTTTAAATACATTCGCCAAACTTGATAAATTTAACTTTCCTTCAACTAACATATCTGCAAGTGCGTTTGATATTCCCTGACCTGCTGAAACTATTGTCTGTTCTGTTTCTGAAAATTTATCTGTTACCTTATCAAGGTCTTTGGCTATATTGTCTGTTGTAGTTGTGACCTCATCTTTGACACCCTTAAGTTCATTAATATAACCTTCAAATGTAGGCATACCCATTAACAAATCACCTGCTTGACTTCTTAACTCTTCCTGTTTTCCTGTAAGTTCATCAATAAGGTTATTAAGTCTTTCAATTTCTTTTGCTCTTCCTTCTATGCCTTTTGGTGTTGTCATACGCATAGCAAACATTTCATTAAGTTCTTTGTTAGCTTTTTCTAATTGTTCCGACAACTTAGCTGACTCTGTAGCCATCTTCATAAATTGTTCTTCTGTCCTTCCTTCCACCAGACCTACAGCTACTAAAAATTTCCTAAATCCATTAACAACTCTATCGAGAGTGTCTACCACTTTCGTTAATGTTGGCAACATTGTTTCACCTAATGCTACGCTCAACTCTGCAAATGAACCTTGTAACGCTCTCACTTCATTCGCATAACTATTAGAAGTCCTAGCCGCATCTCCCTGTGCATCTGTTGTACCTGCTAAAATTAAATTAAGTCTTGCCTGTACCTTTTCTGCATTCGTTACCTCATCACCTGTTCTTTTTATGCCCATTCTCAGTAATTCTTGTTTTAAAGTGGCTTCTGTAATCACCACCCCAAAACGTCTGACTGTTTCATGGTTTCCAACTAAAGCACTTTGAAACGCATTCATAGTTTCTGTGTCTGATGCGTTGTTGAAAGAGGCAACATCTGTAGCCAGTTTAGTTAATTCTATTGATAGTTTTGCCGCTTCACCTCTCGCAAAACCCATAGGCACAAAAGTATCTTGAATACTTGCCGCCATACCTTCTAATTCAAATTTATTCCTACCTACTTCATCTCCAAATTTCTGAAGTTCTGACCTTACTTGATTGGCAAATCTTCCAAAAACAACTGAGGACTTGCCTTGCATTTCCTCAATTTCAGATGCCATATTAATTAAAGCCATTCCTGCTCTGCCTGCTTGTTGCACAACTACTGCACCTAAAGCAACCTTTGCAACGCTTGCAATCCTATTAAAGCCTTTGCTAACAGAACGAGTTTTTTGCTGTACCTGCTTGTCTAACGTATTTAATTGTCGCCTAACCCCAGAAAGGTCGGCATCAATCCGTATCAGTAGTTTATCAACTTCAGTAGCCATTAGTCTGGGTACAACTCCATCAATTCATTTAGTTCATCCTTTGTGAGTGGTGGTGGCTTACCACCAGAATGAAACTCTGCAAATCCCTCTATAGCTAAATATAGTTCCTCAAAACTCATTTGCCAGAATATGTCTGGGGTAAACCCCATTTTTCCTACAACTGTTTTAATCCATTCGTCATAGGGGAATCTGTCTATTTTTACTCCACCACCTCTTGTACGTTTCCCTCATCTTGTCCTGCTGACATAACAATAGTAACTACATCTCCAATAGCTTTTAGGGTGTCGGCTATTCCTGCCTGATATACCATTTCACCTACGTCTTTTTCTGATACATCATTTGACCCTGCTCTTATTACAGGTAAAAGAATTGCTACCT